ACTTAAACCTTTTTTTTGTAAAAAAGATAAATGAGCTCATATTTATGTAGTCAAAATGATATTTTGTTAAATAAACTTTTGGAGTTTTATTATCAAGAGAATTATTTGGAACGAATGCTTTCTATTATTAACGGTACGTCTAAAATATCATTGCGTATTGTGGATTGGTTTTCTACGAATTATTCAAAGAAAAATTTTACCATGTACGAGACAAGTAAGAATAGTCGTTTCAAGGTATATGAAGATTATAAATTAAAATTAAAGGCATATAGTAAAAAACGTTTTGATCCGTTTTGTCGTTGGGATCGTATACAAGTGCCATTAGAGAAAGATAGTGAATATTATTTTGAGACAACCATAGGACAAATGAATTTTTTTAAATGGGCCTTAGAAAATAAGATAATTGATTATATTGAGAATCATTATGATGAAATTGAAAAAGATATGAATGAAAATAACAGTTTATCTAAATCAAGAAAAAAAGTAAATCAAGAAAACTCACGAAAAAAAAGAGAAGAATTATCTATTAATGCCATAAAAGCATTTCGTCAAGAAAAGGTGGAAATTATTGTAAAGTTTAATTGAATTAAAAATATTCTTTTAATAAATATCTAAAATGGGAAATGTAAGTTCGGTTTATAGATGTAATTTTGAAACAATACAAGAAATGATCAAAGCAAATTCAAGAGACATTATTCTGATCAATACATTAGATAGAAATAATCAATCATGTTTGATACAAGGAACATTAAGTGTTGGAGATGAAATAAAAGTCATCGATGAAAGTTTAAGGAAGAGACAAAAGAAAACAATTTATATTTATGGTAAAAATTACAATGATGAAACCGTATATAAAAAATACGAGCAATTATCCAAAATATCACAGTTTAAATGTTATATCTATTTAGGCGGATTATTTGAGTGGTTACTACTTCAAGAAATATATGGGGGTTCGTTATTTCCTACCAATGGATTAGAACAAGATTTACTGAAATATAAATAAAATTGATTTCATTTGTTTCTTTGTCTCTTGAATCAAAATAATATGAACTTTTTACAACAAACAAAGTTAACAAAAGAAGAATGGGAATACATGGAAAAACCATTGGGGAGAAAACAAGAATATGATATTTTGAAAATGATTGATCGTGGATACGAAGATATAGAGACAAAGTATTATCCGTATTTATGTTTACGACAATTCTTGAATATCCAAGAAAAACATGATATGTATATCTTTCAGCAAGTATTAGTACCAAAACTAAAAAAACTTAATAAAAATAATGTTTTACAAATTGAAGAATTATTAACTTGTAAAACAAATACCAAAATAAACAAAGCAGAAACTATTAAATTAAATAATTCGATCGGTTTATTTGAAAAACAAGATTACGATGATAAAATTATTGAATTTGTTCTGTGCAATCAAATAAAATCAATGCTAAAACAAAAAAAGAAAAACAAAGATTGTGGTATATCTTTATTTAATTTGAATTATTTATATACACAATACGAGAATTTAATTAATCCCAATTTTAAAAATATTATCAACTATATTATTGAAAATAACAAAAACCAGTTTTCATTGTATGAAGGATTAAAGCATGTTTCTTCTTACTTGGAACATAATACTATATTCAAGTATCAAAATTGTATGCTATATAGCCATCAAAAAGAGCTAATTACATTATTTCATAATGATCTTGACGTTCAAAAGTTTGCCTTTTATTGTGCTCCTACCTCTACTGGTAAAACTTTGAGTCCGCTTGCTTTAAGTAATGGATATAAAGTGTTGTTTGTATGTGCGTCAAAACATATTGGTCTAGGTTTAGCAAAAAACGCATACGCACTAAAAAAGAAGGTCGGTTTTGCATTTGGTTGTAATGATATTTCTCAAATACGATTGAATTATAATGCTATTTGTAGCTATAAAGAAACAAAATATGGAAGAAAAATAGTAGATCATAGCGATGGGAAAATGGTAGACATTATGATTTCCGATGTAAATTCTTTTGAATGCGCATTGCTTTATATGAAAGCATTTCACCCAATAGAAAAAACGATATTATTCTGGGATGAACCAACAATCGGTTTAGATGTAGAAAGTCATCCACTTCATGATAAAATAAAGTATAATTGGTCCATAAATGAAATACCGAATATTGTGTTTTCTTGTGCAACGCTTCCAAAACAAGACAATTTGAATGAAGTCATTCAAAGCTTTGAAAAACGGTTTCCAAATAGTATGATAAAATACATTGAATCACACGATCAAGCCACAAATCTTATGATATATGATGAATACGAAAACGTTATTATGCCTCATAATTATTTTGAAGATCATAAACAACTTTGTGCGTTTTTAGATTATCAAGGCAAGAAATATTATAAATTTTATAATGGTAAACAATGTGCGTCCTTCTTGATGTTTTATGATGAAAAATTCCAGCAAGGATTCATAGAATCAGAGTTCGATATGTGTAATTTTAGTTTGAGTCATATCAAAGATACTTACGTAAAATGCTTACAAAGCATATCTTCTGAATCATGGGCTCATGTTCGTCATGAATATTTTAATCAAAATCCTTGGAAAGAGAGTCCAAGTAATTATATTGGATGCGAACTTACTACCAAACACGCATATAGTTTAACAAATGGACCTACCTTATATATATGCGACAAAATATCTAATATATGCAAATATTTATTACATATTACAAAAATGGATCCAACATTATTGAAAAATATCGAGAAAAAGATAAAGGAAAATAATGAAATTAGTGAAGTGTTGATAAAAAAGCGAAAAGATTATGAAGATAAAATAGAAAAGTTTAAAGACAATGAGAAAATCATGGAAAATATGCGATTTCCACCAGATGTAATGGAACTACATCGTGAAATATCTGCTTTGGAGCAACGAATATGTAGTTTACACGTTGATTCATTGGTTTTACCCAATAGCAGAAATCACCTACAAAAATGGCATTCTGACCTAGATTATGACACACAAGATGTATATACATCACACGTAGATGATGCTTCTATTAAAACCATCATGCAGTTAATACATATACCACATTTGTATAAAGTATTGCTTCTTATGGGTATTGGTGTATTTTCAAATCAAATTAATGATACAAAAGAAAGTATTCAAGATAATAATACCTATGTGGAGTGTATTAAACAATTAGCAGAAGAGAAATCTCTATATTTGATTATTGCAAATAGTGATTATATTTATGGTACAAATTATCAATTTTCCCATTGTTATTTAGGTAAAGATATGAAAAATATGAGTCAAGAGAAAATCATTCAATGTATTGGACGTATTGGACGTCAAGAAAAAAATAAGCATTTCAGTTTTCGTTTTCGTAGTAAACAACAAATCGATTTATTGTATGCCATTACAGAAAATCATATAGAATCTATAAATATGAATAAGTTATTTGTATAATATAAACCTATGTCAATAATATATTATATAAATGAGTGAGGTATATAAAATTGGATTATTGATACCTTGTACTTCTAAAAAACGAGACTGGAATACAATAAAAGAGTCCTATTTATATCAATTGTCTCTTAAAACATTTTTACATACATGTAATAAAAACCATACATACATTTTTTATATTGGGATGGATAGAAATGATCGTATATTTGATAATAAGGATAATCAAGAGGAAATAAAGCGATTTAGCAAAGTATTTCCATTTGTCTCTTTTCAGTTCATCTATATGGATAATATTAAAAAAGGTCACTTGACTAAAATGTGGAATGCATTATTTCAAAAGGCTTATGACGAACAATGTGATTATTTTTTTCAATGTGGTGATGATATTTATTTTGCAACAAAAGGTTGGGTAAGTGATTGTATAAGAGTATTACAGCAACATAATAATGTAGGATTAACGGGACCGATCAATAACAATTCACGAATATTGACACAAGCATTCGTTTCACGTAGACATATGGAAATATTTGGATGGTTTTTTCCAGAAGAAATCATAAACTGGTGTTGTGACGATTGGTATAATTGGGTATATCAACCGGATTATTTTTATCCATTGAGACAACACTTTTGTAGTAATCAAGGAGGCGAACCACGTTATGTTATCAATAATACGACCGATTTCTTGATGAACGCTCCAGTCAATACATCAGCATTACGCCAAAGTACATATGTATTAGCACAAAAACACAAACAAAAATTAATTGATAAAATTCAAACTTGGGGATAGAAATCTTCGTCCTTTCTGTAAGTGATACCCGGAGAATACAATAAAGAAAAATGACGGTTATGTCGGTAACCAAATTCAGTATTCAAACCCACATTTATATTTAACAAAGGGCATAATACAAAAATAATCATGGAATGTATGTTCGCATCCATCCAATAGTGCATGAGACATCCATTATTCTCGATGATTGCATTTGTATATTCTTTAATGATTGGATGATTCCACAACGAAAGGTTACACGCATGAAAGTTGTTATAAGGACAAAGACCAGTGTATAATCCTTGTAGGTTTAAGAAGTATTGATTCTTTAAAAAGGGTAGAATCGATTCAAGTTGTAAATTTTTATCAGAGACAAACTTTTTCGTAAAATCATACAAGGATTGCATTGGTTTTCCATGATTAAATTTCGGTTGACCGTCCATAAAAATAGACCTAAAAATATAATCTTTTTCATTCATCATAGTTTCTATGGATTGCTTGGAAAGAAGAGGATCTAACAAAAAAGAATCATCATCAAAACGTATATAGCCATCATAACCTTTGGATGTTAATTTTTCCTGTAATTCTCCTGAAAAGAAACGACACATTAGCATATATCCTTTGGGGCGACCAAATCGCACAAAAGATAAATCTTCTCTTACAAAATCCAATTTATCAAAAAACATGGATGAATCATGACAGCTTTGTAATGTATCTTGATGTTCGTTATCTAAATCTTCGTGAAATATATAATAGTCCGTATTTTTAAACACACGAGATGTATTTCTTATTGAAGCACACAACATATCAAAACGAAGTTGATTCGTAGATAACCGACTTTCTTGTGGACTAGCAAGGTAAACAATACAGTATTTCATCTTTTAAAGGTATATGAAATATGTTTAAATTTAAATAATGGAATTTAAACATATTATTTTGATAATATATAAAATGGAACCTCATCTACAAAAAAATGATAAAGAAATGTTTTATAGGTATTTAAAAAACATTAGCGTTTATTTCGAATATGGTTCCGGCGGTAGCACATATCAAGCTAGTATTAGAAAAAATATTAAAACTATATATTCTGTTGAAAGTGATATAGAATGGCAAAAAAAATTAAAACAAAAAATTAAAACATCTAATGTACATTACATATATAATGAATTAAAAACACTGCCAAATAAATGGGGTCATCCTGGTAAAAATGCTACCGATATTGAAAAACAAAATTATAGTAATCAAATAAGAAAATTGAGTAAAGAAGAACAAGATAGTATTGATTTAGTTTTTATTGATGGGAGATTTAGAGTTGCGTGTTGTTTGAAGTGTTATGATGTCATAAAAGATGATTGTCTAATTGCTTTTGATGATTTTTTGAATAGAAAACAATATCATATTGTGTTAAAATATTTTGATATTCTAGAACAAACAAAAGGTAACAGAATGGTTATTCTAAAAAAGAAAATCAACGTAACAATTCCAAAAGAAATTATAGAAAAGTATGAATTAAATAGTGATTAATTTATCAAAATATTTCGCCATGACCCTTTTATGAGGCCCTTGGAAGTGAAGTAGAACAAACCGAACTCGTTTATTTAGTCGTTTATTATAACAATATGCGGTTTCATTCTCTATAATTATGTTTTTCCGATTTTCAACCATTTCATAATCATTTGGGTATGGATGATTTCCAGAAACACCAAGATGTAAATCAAAAGTAAATTCTTCGTTGAAAATTTTAGTTAAATCGTTTTGAAAACAAGGATAATTTGGTAGTCGCAATCCCACAAATTCACTTGAATTATGGGCGAAATAATATAAAAGTGTCATATCGCATATACCTCCATTTTCTGTGTAGTTTTTTTGCCATTTCATTATATTTGGTATTTGTGTTTTGTAAAATCTAAATATAAATTGAACGAAATCTTCTAATTTATTTAACGTAAATACAGATTGACCTCCTGTTATATTTTTACTTCCAGAGGTGCATAAATATATATCTTCTTTTAAGTGAGTTTTAACAATATCGCTTATATTTGCATATAAGAGGACATCACTATCACAAATAAAAGCTTTTTGAATATTGTTTTCTTTCATATACTCGTATATATACATCCATCGAATAATACATATTAATTCTAATTGATATGAATTTGTTGAAAAATGCTTATACAATAGTTCAAAACTCCGTGCAAATAATGTGTATTTCTTAAAATCAACTGCTGTAATTCCCTCATAATTGAAGTATGAAGGATTATCTGTCAATATACGTACATCATTTTTATAATATACAGCCTGCTTCAAACATAAATGAACGTATTCTTGGTTACCAATATGGAATATAATTACAGGAACTGTTTCCATTTTATATAATAGTATATGGTAAATATTTAAATACTTATTCACATTCTTTTTATACAATATGAGTCAAAAGCCTAGTAGTTTTTGTACGATGTGTACTTCACCTTGTGCGTTTGAATTAATTGGATTATTATTATCTTTGTCTATTTATCATAAAAATGAAGAAATCTATATACTTTGTGATTCCAAAACGAAACAAATCATTGAACGCATGACACCTACACCAAAATTAACGATTAAATGGTTTGTAGAATTAGACGAATACGATGGAATGAATCGTCAAATGATGGTAGAAAAAGGTATATGGACTTCATTTCAAATGTCAAAAGCAACAGTGTTAAAAAAAGCCCTAGAACAAAGCGAAGATACTTTATTTTTAGATAGCGATATAATAATAACAAGCACAATCGATAATATTGTTTCTACAAAAGATATTGGTGTATCTCCGCAATATATACGAAAAGAATATTTAGATAAAACCGGATTTTATAATGGAGGAATGTTATGGGTAAAACACAAACTCGTTGCAGATGATTGGATTGAATATAGCAAAAAATCTCGTTATTTTGATCAAGCATCTATTGAAGATTTGACTAAAAAATATAATTACTTTGAATTTGGAGAGAATTATAATTTACAATGCTGGAGATTTTTATTATCGAATGAGTCGTCGGAGCAAATCGCAAATCACATTACTTCTTCTCCAAATAATAAATTATATTATAAAGATAAACCATTAAAATTCATACATACTCATTTTTTAGATAATCGTTTTTATAAGTTTAATTCAATTATAATAGAACATTTAAAAAGAGCAAGAAATTATAAACTATTATCCATTATATTTCGTGTGATTCATAATAAATGGATTTTGAAGATACCAAAACAACCAATGATTGGGTTGGGTCATCATAAAAATGATAGTTATCGTGAATTAGCAGAACTAATAAAAAAGAATAACTCAGATGTAGATGTGGAAACATCCCCCAATACAATACATTGTTGGTTAGAACCAAGTATAATCACATACGATCGCCCAACATTAGAATGGTGTAATAACGAAATAAAAAATTGTACGTTGCTTCTATTGGGAAATGGAAATATTAAGAATGAAGGAAAAGAATTAATGAAAAGATATAATCATTTAAATGTAAAGCCTTGGATATTTTGGCCACGTAGACCACAATTAGTTGAGAAATTATTAGAAGAATATCCTATTTTATCTTATGATAAAAGAGAAATTGAAAGCATTTTTATAGGAAATTTTGAAAATAGAGTCCAAGAAAAATACAGAAATAATCAATTATGGGAAAATGTATTGAGTGAGTATCATTGTACTAAAGGACAACAACATAAGTTTAGTCACGAAGAATATCTGATGAAATTACGAAATTCAAAATATGGATTATGTTTACGAGGTTATGGTTCTAAATGTCACCGAGAAGTGGAACTTATGGCATTTGGAACGATTCCAATTGTAACCGAAGAAGTAACAATAACTTCTTATATGGATCCTCCTATTGAAAACGTACACTATATTTGTGTAAAAAATACTCAAGAATTCAAAGAAAAACTAGAAAAAATGAATGAAAAAAAATGGAAAATTATGTCTAAATTATGCTATGAATGGTACCAACGAAATATTCATAGCAAAACTTGTTGGAAACATATGATAGAACATATTTTGTATGATGAAAAATAATATCAATTTTTAAATAAAAAGATATTAAAATTCAATGCCTCTACAAAATGAAAAATCTTGACCGGTTGCTTTTATCAATTTATAATCATTTTCAAACAATTTTAGAATAATCTCTTTACATCTGTATTGATTATGCCTCATCAAATCAAAATCGACCGAAAGATAAGTTGGATATATTTTGTCGCATATAAGTTTTTCAATTACATCGCATTCAATATTCTCTATATCTATTTTGAGTAAGTCAATATGTGTATGATTTAATTCTTTCATAATTGTATTGATTGTTTTTGCCTCAATCTTAATAGAATCATTACTTCTCCCAATACTACTTATAGAACATGAAACATATTCTTTATTTTCTGGTAAATAAAATGAAGTTTCACCATCAGTTGTATTTAATCCATATTCGTGTAAATTTATATTATCCCCTTTTGCTTTATGTGATAGAATTATTTTCCAATAATTTGGATCGCCTCCTCCATATCTCTTACTATCGATTGGCTTTTGTTTATTTTCTAAAACATCTTTCACATATTTAACATGTTCAATTGCACGTGGTGTAGGATCAAAAATATGTACCGGACAATTTAATTTATACGATAAAATCACATCATGTGTAATATCTTCGCCAGCTCCAACACAATAAATTACACTGTTTTCATTTAATTCAGGTAATTGAGTAGGATAATAAAATCCTCCGTATTCTGTACCAATCAATGAAATATTTTCCATATTTAATAAATAATTAATTAATCTTTATATTGATTGAAAATAAATACAAAAAACAATTTATTTATAAAACAGCGTATCAACAATACAATTTTATTTAATGATTATATAAATACGTTTACTATATATTCATTAAAATATGAAAATATTCACCGATCAACATGATTTTGCTTTTTCAAGTGAACTAATTTTATTATATGGATTGATTAAAAATACGCCACAAGAACCGTTACATTGTTATAATTTTCAAGGAGTGTCTCGGTATGGAGATCTTCAATCATTTTGTGACAATCATATTACATATGTATATAATGTAGAAGACTGCGATGTCATTGTATTGCCATGTAAATTCAAAGGAATCAAAGATCAATTATTTCAAAAGTATAACACATTATCTATACAAAACAATAAACCGTTATGGTGTTTTTTCAATGACGACAGTGATCAAGTATTTGATCTGCCTCCTAATGTTTGTCTATATCGAACAAGTTT